GGGCTTGTTGTCTATGGCTGCTACTGTGGCCTCAACAATATCCTGCAAGCTGTGTGGCAAAATATCAGTGCTCCAACCCACAGCAATGCCACTGATGCCATTCAGCAACACCAGGGGAATCAAGGGTAGGAAATTACAGGGTTCATATGTGCTGCCATCATAATTGGGTTTGAGCGGCACAATATCAAGATCAGTGTATAGCAAAGCCTGAGTAGCCTTGCTCTTTTTCACATAAGTGTAACGAGGAGCGCCCCAACCATCAGGAGATACTCTGGTGCCAAATGCGCCAACACCATCCAGCAAGGGCACATTGTTGAGATAGGGTGCTGCAAGACGACTGATGGTATCACTGGCGCTGACATCTCCGTGGAGAAAAATTCCCTCCTGTATCGCCGAACCGGCAAGGCTGATAGTTTTGATTTTTTCACTTTTGTTACGAATCATCCATAACATTTTGCGCTGGCCATCCTTGAGTCCATCACACACACTGGGAATAGCCCTATTTTGTGCGGTGTAGATAGCATATTCTTTTGAACTAGTATTGATAAAATCACTACTGGATAATCCAGTTATGTGCATTGTCTCTTGATTTACTTTTTGAGCGTTTTGCACTTGTTTCCGTGCCATCTGTTATAGTTTCCTTTGTTTGTTTCTATTCCGCAATGAGGACATGATATCCGTGAATTCATAACTTTGGTTCCAGCTGAAGTCCGTTCTAGTCTTTCTTCTCTAGATAGGGTTTTCCAAGACTCTTCAATTATAGTAGGTCTCCTATGATGATATAGGTCCAATTCAGCTTCTGTAAATTCTTTTTTTGCATGCCGCTCCCTTAATTTCGCTCTCCCTAGATACCAATTATCAGTTTGCAGCATACGTTGACCAAAAAGTTTGAGAGAAGGAATAAGTTTCACTTGTGCATCAGTCAATCCGTTGTTTTTCAATCTTTGTTGAGCTTTTGCTAATGATTGTTTATGAACTTTGGAATCAGGATTGTAATTGATATGTTTAACTAATTGGTTGAGAACATCTGGATGATTGCAAGGTAATCGTTTGATTGTCCCATCCGGATATCTCCAAATAGAAAATCCTTTTTGATTTGTCGGAGTCTTATGCAACCCTGCTGCTCGATTCTTATTCCAAGTATCTCTAATTTTCTGTTTGATCTCATCTGTGATAATAATATAATTGCCTTTGTTACCGTTGTAACCTTTGGGATATAATGTGTCAAACAGTTCGACATAATATATTTCCATGGCTCGATAATATTCATCAGGCTCATTGCCTTCTTCAATCAACTCAATGATGAAATCATCTCTTGTTGCCAAGCCATCATCCAGATCCTTTTTGATCCATACCCCGCCTAGCCCAGACATATGTTTTTCAAATCTGTCCATGTGCGTTTGTTCTTCACAAATACTGATGCCAATATAACTGCGCATATTTTGGATATTGGTTATTTTGTAAACTTGTTTCATTGGGCCCTCCATCACCGTGTAAGTATATTTATTTATACCTGCACGGTGATGAACGGTGGATTTATATGCTCATCCATTCCTTTCTCGCGTCAGCTCTGGTTTTGTTGAAAAGTAGATCCAGTGTGTCACTGAGTTTACCGTCATCCAAGAGTGGAATCAACCTGGGACTTACCAGACTGTTTTTCCAGTCAATTTCTTCCAGACTGGCCAGTCCTTTGGCTCTGGTAGGTTTGGGACAGCCATGCCAATCCTCGCCCTTGTAGTTTTGCCAATCATCGCTATACCAATAGTGACGATGTTTTTTCTTGTCTTCCTGGATGATAAATGGTGTGCTGAACACAAGGAAAAAGGGTGGTTGCTGAGGATCAAACAGGTCAGGCCAATACAGGTAAAAGAAGTTGGTGAGCAGGGCCATGATGTTGGCACCATCAGTATCAGCGTCACAAGTGATCCACACTTGTCCATAACGTAAACTGGTTCGGTCTACTTTTTGGCCCATGATCAGTCCAATGGAGCTCATGATATCCTGACAGATCTGATTGTCCAACACAGTTTTGTTGGTTTCTCCACGAACATTGAGGATCTTACCACGCAAGGGCAAACCTCCATGAATTTCTGGATCTCTCACAGCACTGGCCATGCTGATGGCGCTGTTGTGCACAAGTAAACCGTTACCCAACACAAAAGTTTCATCATCCATGACCTGGATGTCATAGGCATTAAAATTATCCGTAGGAGATATTTCTGTGATGTCTTCCATGAGGAAGAGAGATTGATTGATATCCATGTTAAATTCCTAAGATTTGGTTTAGTTGTTGTTGATAACTATGAGGATATATAATTATACTTGAAAATGTTTGTTCTTTAAATCTCATGTGGTTCGCATAATCAAGATTACCCATATTGCCTGCAATTTCTATATATAAATTTGGTTTGATCAAATATAGATCATAAAATAAGGTAGTGTTGGGATATTTTTGGTTGATTTTGAAATCTTGATTCTCATGTAGCCCTTTTGTGAGAAGATAATCATACACCAAAATTTCTAGTCTGCTTTTTAGTATAGTCCCACAATTACTGTAGCTATAGTAGCTATACTTGTTTTTGAAAATTTCCCTTTGATGGGTTTTGTAGGCAGGTAATTTGGATCTCACCAACCAATCTATCTGTTGCGATGAGATTGAATAAAATTCTTTAGCCACGTTATACCAGGAATAATACTTGCATTCATTATCAATATTGAATGTGTTATAAACATGCAACGGATTTTTCTCCGCCAGTGAGGCTACACGGCCTATGAAACTATCAAAAGTATCTTCACTTGCACCCTGATCGGTTTTAAAAGTGATCCACTTTTCCAAATATTGTTGTGTCCCTTGTATTTTGCCATATTTGCGGAGATAAGTGGGTAAATCATGTGTGATAGACATTTTCCATAAGTTATAGAGAGACTTGCCTTCCTCTTCTCCATGTTTATCTATTAATCTGTCAAGTGTCATAGATTTTAATTTTTGTACTTCTTTCCATAAACCAACCCCCTGAGTTCCATGTTTTGTAACATATCCTTCTAGACTTCTACTATAATTGGCTTTGGAGATCCAAGAATCTCTATCTTTGCCAGTGGATTCCCACCATTCCTTGGATCTACTTTGAGATTTTTTATGAGATTCACTGTTGGTATGATTACAAGGATAAAAAGGAGTTTTATTCCTACTATGAAGATGTTCATGAGCTTTTTGGGGATCCATACCATATGCTTTTTCTATAAATTCAATACTGTTTTTATTAAGTGTCTTACTGGCGCACGTATTTTTTGCAAAACATAAAAATTGAGCTTTGAATCTCCTTTTGACTGATATAGGGTGTATTTCTCTGTTATGAACCTCATGCTCTATGTATTGAATATCATGATTATGATCATTACACCATGCACATCTTAGTTGATAATGAGAGATATTCCATTGCTTAAGGTATTCAAAGATAGAGATTTTGTTGCGAGTTAATGCACCTCGCAGCCTTCGTATGCGTTCCACAGGATCATCATTACAGGTGAAAGATATTTTAAATTTAGGACATATAAAAGTTTTTTTGGTCACGATGTTCTCCTTCTGTGACTTGTATTTATGGGTCACAGAAGGAGAACGCTGTTTAGATATTGGCAGCCAATAATAAATGGTTTTCAAGGTCCAAGCAGTTAGCTTTGACTTTGATTATGGATGCGGTTGTTATATCAAAAACTTGAAATAGATGGTCTGGAGAAGTGATAATTGAACTCTTGATGTGGTCATTACCATAAGTCACACACAAACTGAATTGTGCATGATTAAATTGATCAATATCGTAGATCTCCAAAAATTGGCAGCCCAAATCTAGAGTTGTTTTGAACATACGGTGTTGATTGAGATCCAGGTCCTCTGCCTTCAATAGCTCCACTTGAGATGTTGTTTTGTTGAATACTGGTATTTTATGGTTCCTACTAACTGTAATATGATTTCCAGATGCAGTTTTGATAATCATACCATCAATTATTTTGGCAGATTTGTTACAAATAGGTTTGAAGTTACCCTTATGAGTTAGAACTAGATCACCCACCTTTGTTTCTTTGATTGGTTTGTGAACAAGAACACCGTAATCTAAAACCACTACATGTGTATCTTCATGAATACAATCACCTTCTGTGAGCATGAGAATACACTTGGTTCTGTCTTTGCCAGTGGCATCCATGAGCTTGGGCACTTTGTTGCGCAAAACTTTGCGTGCTAGTTTGTTGGTTTCTGCATCATCTTTTTTCTGTGTGCGTGCTGCACATCTAGCATAGATTTGTTCAATCCATGACTTGTGATCACGAATGATTCTCTTGTAGAGCTTCTCATCATCCAAGGCAGTCTTAACATGAGTCTCAACTTCCTCGTTGATCAGCCTGGTTTTGCTCTGACTGTCAAAATTGGGAGCGTGCATGGTGGTGCTGTTGTACACCAGTATGCCTTCGCTGATGTCACTTCTGTTGGGGGAGAGTCCACGACGCTTGCTTTCACGTTCCAGTGCCTTGAGTAGACTGCTGAAGAATACTCGCTTGAATACATCAATGTGATTGCCACCATTGAATGCTGGGATGTCATTCACAGTGCTGTGAACATATTCGCCTTCTGATGCAAATTGGGGAACCAAATAAAATGTGCTGAGGAACTTGTCAACGTCAACTGCCACTTTCACATAATCCAGAGAGTCAAAAAAGGTTTTGTCCAAAGTGGCTTTGACCGATATTTTCTCGTCGTTGAAGTAAAACTTCACCTCTGGATGGTTGGCAGCAATTTCTGTAATTCTACTACGCACAAATTCCATAGGGAGGATTCTGTGCTTGAACACTTCTTTGCTGGGCACAAACTCAATGAGTGTGCCAGTTTTGTCTCCAGACACTTTTGTGATCTTGGCCTTGTTTACTTGGAGCTCAGGCAATACAGCAGTGGGTTCCTCAAAGTGCTGTTGGAATTTTTCACCATTGCGCCAAACAGTCACACTGGCCCGTTCACTTGTATGCACAGTTGCACTGGCACCGATGCCATTTGTGCCTCTCACCACTTCACGTTCATCAAAATTTCTACCCGCCCGGGGACTGATCAAAACCATGGTGGCCTTGTGCATTTTCTCCCCTTCATCCCAGTCTGTTGGGATGCCTCTGCCATTGTCTCTCACTGAGAACGTCATGGTTTCAGGATCATATGTGATGTCAATCCTGTTGCCATGGCCATGGCCCAACAGTTCATCCAAACTATTGTCCAGTATTTCTCTAAATGCTGTGTAGATTGCTGGTACCCAAGTGGTTTCTTGAGCCACCAATTTCTCACCGTTCCAGTTCACCACTGTTTGAGTGTGTGGACTGCGACTGCCCAGATACATTTCTGTCCTGAGCCTAATATGTTGACTGTCTGTTAATTTTTTGATTGTATCTTTTGCCATTATATGTGCCTATGAATTCTCTGCTAGTTTATCGGATGATCCTGATAGGATCAACAAGAAAGGGCGGAGTAATTCCGCCCTTTTTTATTATACTGAAATAAGTCATATAAATCAATTAGTCACGATCTCCTAGGAGATTGAGCAAAAACTGAAAGATGTTGATGAAGTTGAGATACAAGCTGAAAGCACCATACAATGCACTTTTTTCTGGGCTGTCAAATCCCAAAACTTCACCATAGTTGAGGTAATCATTCTTGAGATTTTGCACGTCATATGCTGTGAGTCCTGTGAAGATCAACACACCCAACACGCTCACCACAAACATCACCAAACTGCTGCCCAGGAAAATGTTCACCAACATGGCAATCATAATACCCACCATGCCCATGAACAAAAAATTGCCCATTTTGGTGAGATCCGTGCTGGTGGTATAGCCCCACAAGCTGGCAGCAGCAAAAGTTGCAGCACTGATAAAGAACACAGTGGCAATGCTCTGGGTGGTGAACACCACAAACAGGGTGCTCAAGCTCATGCCCATGGCCACTGCAAATGCCCAAAACAACGCATGCACAGTAGAGTAACTGAATTTGTGCAAGCCATAACTGATCACAAATACAAAAGGCAGGGGCAACAGTGCAAACACAATGGCCAGCACGCCCTTGAGGGCCACTCCCAAAATTGCGGCTGTGATCATGGCTGTGACACCACTGACCACAAGGGCTGTTGACATTTTGTTGTACACACTGCGCATGTAGTCTCGCAACCCTGTGTGAATATCTCCATGTGAGTGTGTCACACTCACATGGTCGCTAATTTGATCATCCATCATTTGTTGATATCCTCATTGAGAATTTATTTGATACTAATAGATATTCTGCCTTGAATCAAGCAATCATAGAGGTGGGGACCCTTGCAGGTCAACTCTATAAATAAGAATGGTAATCAGGGTGTTGGAACCACCCTGAAACCCAGCTTGGAGATCCTGGGCTGTCCCAACACTTATTTATCTTGGAGACTATAATGTCATCTAATAACAATTATCTCGTAGATTATCACGGATTTGTATATCTCTGGAGAGATCATATCCATAAGAAATATTACCTTGGAAGTCATTTGGGGTCTAAACATGATCATTATATTGGATCCAACACCTGGTTAAAAACCGCTTATCAAAAGAGACCACATACTTTCACTCGCCGTATAATTCAATGGTTACTGTTCCAAAATGAAACACAGGAAATTGCCCTATCACGTCTTCACAAATTAGAGCAACAATGGTTGGATATGATTGACGATAATGAATTGTCAATTAGTAAAAATGTTCTAGCAGGCACAAATAGATATTACAATATGAAGAAAACTGCGGCCGGTGAAAGTCATAAAGGGCATAAAAAGAATAGGACCAAACCTGCGTGGAATATAGGTATATCTTCTGAAATGTTAAAATTGAGGAAAGAGGGATATTTTTGTTTGTTGTCAGATAAACCTAAAGCTGCAAAAAACCGAATAAAACATAGTTCTATTCTGGTCCCCAGACCACGAAGAGTTAAGCGACCACCATCAATATGTCCTGTATGTGATAAACAATTTCTTGGTAACATTGGTCAAAAGACCTGTAGCAGATCTTGTTCAGGTAAAAGATTATGGCAAGAAGGGAAAATATCACCACAATGGGGTACGGGAAAAGCTTGGAATAAGGGGTTACCAAATCCTTTGGCAGCAGCAAATGGAATAAAAGGTGCCCAAAAATTACGAGAGAAAATCAAAGGCCGTAAATTGATCAAATTAGCGGACGGGAAAAAACACTGGGTATATCCTGGAGATGAAAATTATCCATTAGTAGATAGTAACATCAAAAAGAAGGAATCAGCAAAAATACCTAACAAAGTTAGCCTAGATGACCTTCCTCTTACACCATCTCCATTACAGAAAGGTTCACCAGAATGGAAAGAACTCTTCAGACAGAAGGTTATGCAAAATGCTAAAAGAGGACTTGAGCACTCATCAGCCTGGTTATGGGTTTTGAAAAATCCTGTTGGGAAGATAATTGAGGTAATAGGATTAGCTGACTTTTGCAGAGAAAATAATTTATCTATGACGGCTCTTCAATACAACTATAATGCGCTAAATTCTGGCCCTATTAGCCGAGGTAAATCAAAGGGTTGGCAAGTAGTAGATAAGAGGAAAGGCAACATATAGTTGCCTTTCCCTATCCGTTATGTTACCACGTGGATAAAGCGTTGCGAACTAGCTGTTTAGGCAGCTAACGCGAGATTGCCGTTATCGTTGGCCTTTCTCAATTTGCACTAATTTGCAGTCGTAGCTTACTGGTGCCTAGATACTACTTTCACCTCCGGTCGAAACCCTTTCACCCCCATAAATGGTGGAGGTGGCGGTAATTGAAACCGCGTCCCAAGTGGCTATTATAGCACCCTATAACTATCAGATCAGCACGTCTTCTGACAGTATTTCATCCTTCTTCCTTTATACCATCCTTCAGGGATAATGTCAAGTTTATCAATATATTTATTTTGTTCTATTACTGGATTATAGATCCACATTTTTCCATTGCCAGTATCAGATTGCTTTTTTAAAAGTTCTTTGTATTCTGTTACAGATAGGTATCCTTCAGGGATATTAGATGGAGTAACCATTATTCTCTTTGATTTATCATCAGGAGAGTCTAGGCAAATACACCATATTTTACCATAATTGGGATTACCTTTTCCTGTATGCAGAGCTGATAATTTTGCTGCTTGTGAAGCCTGGCCTATCAAGAAATAATCTGGATTTTCTTTTCTCAATTGCTGCAACTTTTTGTTGCCGAGCAAGGATGCTTCCTTGGCTGTAACTGAATTCCATGGTGTGCATTTTTTCAATAGATTTTTGATGGCAATCTTTCCAGCTTTACTTGCTCGTAGTCTATGAGCTTCATCACCATTATTGATATGGCTGAATCCTCCATCACCTTCTTCTATCTTCAAATTCGCCCATTCCTGACTATCCACAATATTCCATAACTGTGAATTATATATACCTTGTTGACGTATATAACTTGCATCAAGTGATTCACACAAGATTTCTGTAGATATATCTATTCCATGTTTTTTAAGGTGGTTCCGCCATCTAATGCCAGATCCCACATATTTGTAAGGATCCTGTTTTGTAGTTCCAAGATATTTCAGACCTGTTTTGTTATGAGTTTTGACGTAGAGATAAATAGGCATTGCTGAAGCCTCCGTATGGGTTTTAGAGCTAGTGGGTGTTGCTGCACCGTGACTAGCACTGTATTTATACAGAAGTTCAAATAATAGGTCTTGCTCAACCCATATGTCTAATTTTCATGGGCCCTAGGGCCCAAACAGTAGCATCATCAATATAGTCTATATTGAGCATAATGTCAATACCAGGGTGGTGGGTGTCCACCCTGGTATTTTTGGGTGTTCAGTTCTTTTTGACTGCGTCTGTGCTCTTGGCAGCCGGTGCAGTGGTTGTCACAGGAGCCTTCTTGTCAGTGGTTTCTTTCTTGGTGGCATCCACAGCAGGTTTGCTGACTGGTACAGCTGGTGTAGAGACAGCACTGGGGCTGGTGCTTGCAGGAGCATTAGCTTGGGCTAGAGCAAGTGTGGGGGCAACAACAACAGCGGCGGCGATAAATGCAGATTTGAACATTTGAGAGTCCTTGGTTTGTGATAGGAACTTTTCCTTCACAATAGTATTTGGCTGATAAATGCAGCTGAAAGTCAGCAAACCTGTGTTGGAACTGTGTTATTTTGCCATAAACCAATATTTTTTGGTCATGAGAGTGAATTAAAATTTTGTATGCTGGCTGTGACTTCCGCAGCAGTCTTGCGCAACTGAACTTGCATTTGAGTTAGGTTTCCAAATGCTTGTGTATCTGTGGGAATGGCCAATCCCTGGCCGGTGGGAGTCAAGTATAGCCAATTGTTGGCTGCTGGATTGCTGCTTTTGAAAATTGTCTCCACACATGGATTCACACTGGGAACCACAAGACGAAAGGGATTGTTCAACAGACTATTGATGGCTTGACTGACATTATCAATCTCAGATTTAATGGCTGCACCCACTGCAGAGACTGCTTGTCCCACTGATCCAACAATGCCCTGTACACCTTCACCTAGACTGCCCAATAAACTGTTGGATACACTTGTGACAGCACTGATGGCAGTATTGATGGCTTGCTGAACTCCACTGGTAATTGCTCCCAACAACGCAGTGGTGGCAGCACTAAATCCTGCTATCACAGCCTGTGGAACAGCAACCAGAGCACTGGTTATTTGATTGAGTCCTGATGTGACTGCATTGAGAATGCCATTGAAGTTGCCCTGAATACTGCCAATAAATCCGCTCAAGCTGTTGCATCTACCAATTGTGCCAACTTCCTCTGGCCTGAATGTGAGATTGATAGCATCAAATACTCGGGTTGGTTGATCCAACACATTTTTGGCATGGGCAGCCATGTTGCTGAGCATGATGGGTGTTTGTCCTACCTGATCCAATCCTCCCAGGGCTGAAGTCAACTGGGTCAGTTGTGCGGCAGAAATATTGCCACTGGCTTGTGCAGCAGATACAACTTGTGCAGCAGGTGTGGCTACTGCACTAACACTGGGGGCTGTGGTTTGAGATCCTGTGGCAGATGAAGGTGGTGTGTTATACGATGTGTTGACTTCCTGCTGTAAGGCTGCGTTGGGATCCCCATAATTGGGAGGGGTAGTGGTTTGTAAAACCTGGTTGGTGACATAATTTGTCACTGTATATTGTGGGCCTTCCTCAGGAGGATATGTGGCTTGAGCCAACAGTGCATTTATCTCTTTCAATCTAGCTGTAATGATGCGAACTCTAGCTATAAGACTGTCTTGTCTAGCAGCGACAGCATCCATTTGGGATGCTGTCGTAGCGGATGCCCCTTGGGCTTTTAAAGTGGCTCTCTCAGATTTGATTGCAGTTATTTCTGATAACAGAGCATCTTTTTCCTGTTGTAATCTTTTTCTTTCGTCTGCTGTGATGGTCATGTTTTCTCTCTAATATGATCAGATTTGCAAGATCAGCTGGGCCAATTCCTCAGCATATTCTCGTTCAAAGCTGTGAGGATCCAAGCTGGCTTTGACCACAAAGGCATATCTGAGTATGAGATTTTCAATTTGCTGCCAACGCTGATGATAACCCTGTCCTCCTGCTATGCGAAACTCCAGGTATCCTTTTTTGGCCTGCTTGCCCAGATTGACTGTGTAATTTTTTTCCTTGCTGAGCATCTTGCGCAACTGATTTTTCAGTTGACCAACGTCTGTGTCAGAAGTGAGTACAATTTGTGGTTTTTTGCGTATTTTTGCTTGCATGTCCTGGATGTGACTGGATGTAAATTCATTGGTTGCTCTATCAAAAAGATCAGCAAGATATTTTTCTCCCAACAACAGGATCAGTTTGAGTGGATCAGCTGATTGTGTGCGATTTCCATAACTGACATTCACATGAAAACCACATGTGTTGTTGGTGTAATATCTATTCTCCTGCATCCAGGCAAATATTTTTTGTAAATGACTCAATGCTTGGGCAATGGGTAGTGGTGGGCTGATCAATTCCCAACCCAGCTCTTGTTCTGGTTGATTGGGTTCAATGGTGCCATCTTGTACCAAACTCCACCTACCAGCCACCACCTCTTTGCTGGGCACATCAAATTTCACTTGTATATTGAGATCCTGTTGGATCTTGGTTAGCAAAAGGGGAGTTTGTTGTTTGACAATCTGTTTTTGTGCTTGGTTGGGATTGATGCTGGGATCCACAGGGGCTATGAATTCAATTTCATAGCCCACCAAGAGGTGTGGATCAGCTATCACACTGGGATAATCTTTTTTGCTGAAGCGTATGGCTTCCAATAATTGCGTGGCCCTCATAACAATTATTTATGGGGCTGATCAGCTTATGATCAGATCTCCCCTCTCACATGAGCGGCATATAAATCATCATACCCTCCCACATGGCGGCCATCAATCCATATCTGAGGAACAGTTTTGGCAGAGGGCAATTTATCCAACAACTGCTGTTTGGTCACGTAAAACTGGTTTGCTGTTGGTTGGGCTTCTCCAAAACCTGAACTGATCTTGTATTCAACAAATTCAATATTCAATTGGTTCAACAGCTCTTTGGCTTTCACACAATAGGAACACATGTTCTTGGTATAAATTTCAGCTTTCACAATCATCTCCTTGAAAAATCAATTAAAAATTTCCAGTTACTCAATCTAGTGCATCCTTGGGTAAAAATCAACATCCCTAGTATGAGATACACTGCTTGATGCAGAGGATCAAAGTCACAAGACTTCATGGTTGTTGTTTGATATCTTTGAGACTGTCCATGATCTGAATTATCCATTCACTGTTGTTTTCAATCTCATGTCGATCCTGCTGGTTAAATTCCCACAGATGGTTATACACCTCTTCTCCACAAAATATACAGGTCCACACACCTTTGCCAAAAACTGCCAACATGCGACATTGGACACACACAGGAGGGCCAGGTGGGTACAACCCCATGCAGTTATGTTTGCAGATTGTGGTTGTGGTCATCTCTGGATAGATGACTAGACCAGATCTCTTGTCGGGTATAATCAGGTATTTGATTTTTCAAGATGGCAAACATGTTTATGGGACGATTATCATCAAAAGGAGTAATATCAATCAATTTACCATTTCTTGTCCTGACAACACTGTGTAATATAGCCCCCATGTTGTGAGTATCACAACACTCTAATAGATAGTATCCCAAAACTCGTTCCCCTCCATACCAGGATGTGTAATTCAATGTATTGTTGTGACAGTCCCAATATCTACAGTGTGGTTTGGGAAAAACTGGCACAGCACCCACCCAGGAACATCCCAAAGCCCTACAAAAATCAATCAGGGAATGATCAAGATTGGGAATTATCAAGTCTTTTGAATGATTCAATTTTCCATCCTTTTGCAGGACCACTTCTGGGTTCATAATTATCTTTTGAATAGATCATCTTGTGGATAGTTGAGGCTGGAAGGCCGAGTGATTCACAAAGTTTATCAATATTGCCTATAGTAGTATATTCTTGACCATCTGGGCTTGTTAATTTCCAAACGAAACTCTTTTTGTGGGTTTCGCCAACGTATTTCTTGTTGGCTTCTCCTATCTTTTGTCTCCGAGATTCTGGACAGGGACCATATTTCCTACCAGTTCCCTTTTCACCAATCAGCTTTTTAGTAGCTTCAGAATGCTGTTTGGGACCATAGCCTCCCCTTTCACGTTGCAATCTGGCTCGTTTTTCCTTTTGTTCTTTAGCTCTCTCTACGCCATAAATCTCTTCATAAGTTTTGCCCTTGTGATTGGGTGGACGCGAGTCAGTACATATGTTGGTTAATATTCCACCAGGATCATAACCTTTCCTTCCATAGTGTTTGATATACAAGGATTCAATGTCATATGCCAATGATTCATCTTCAATATTCTCCACCAAATATATGATACCTGGCTCCAGACCCTCACTGCGAATTGCGTTAATTTTATTCTCCTTATGGATATTCCTTACTCCAGACATGTTATACAAGTGGGGTTGGGCCCTTGTTCCATTACCTTTTCCTATATAAAATGGTTGACTATTCCTTGGATCTATAAGAGAATATACATAATAAGTTATTATTTGAGCCTCCTGCACATATTTATGCAAGAGGCTCAAATTTGTTCCTATATTTCACAAAGATAATCCGGTGAATGAATGTTCATTCACATCCATTTTGGCATCGCCGATTCGGTACGAACTTATCTCCGTTTGCTGAGGAGCCACTTGCACTTCTTTGCCACTGATCCATTTCTGTGTCCAGGGAAGAGGATTGGATCTACGTCCATACACGTTCTTAAGTCCTGCGCTTTCCATGCGAACACCTGCAATGTATTCCACGTATTCCTTCAAAAGATGTGCATTAAGTCCAATCATGCTGCCATCCTTGAACAAATAGTCAGCCCAGGTTTTTTCCTGAGTTACTGCCATTTCAAACAGTTGTTGACATTCAGGCGCCAGTTCATCACGGATCTGGGCAAATTCCGGATCATCTTTGGGCAACAATTTGATCAGTGTCTGTGTGCTACCCAGATGTAGGTTCTCGTCCCTGCAGATGAGCTTGATGATCTTGGCGTTGCCTTCCATCTTCTTGAGTTCTGCAAAAGCGAATGAACAGGCAAAACTCACATAGAATCGCACACCTTCCAGTGCGTTTATACTGTTGATGGCCATCCAAATACGCTTTTTGAGTTCGCGTTTGCTGATGGTAATAGGTTGGCCATTAACATCATGCACTCCTACTCCCAACACATGATATTGCATGGTATAATTGATCAATTCGTCATAATATTTGGTGATATCCTTTGCACAGTCCACAATCTCACCAATATCCATGAGTTCATCCAAAACTTTGCTGGGGTCACTGTAGATATTTCTGATGATGTGAGTATAGCTTTTGGAATGTATGGTTTCACTAAATGCCCAAGTTTGGAGCCAGATTTCCAGTTCTGGTAAACTTGTGAGTGTGAGGAACGCTGTGTTGGGTGCTCTACCCTGTACACTGTCCAGTACAATCTGCCTTTTGAGATTGCTGGTAAAAATATGTTGCTCATGTACACTGAGAGAGCGGAAATCCTTGCTGTCTTTCCCTAAATCAATTTCATCAGGTCTCCAGAAAAAACTCAGTTGCTCCTCAGTGAGTCTATCAAATACTCGGTATTTCATGCGGTCATACCGCGCAATAGTGGTAGTACCACTATCATCCAAAAATGCTAGATTTTTCACGTGATCCTTGTGAACGTCAATTGCTAATGTCTGAAAAGTCATCCTGTCGATTTTCCTATATCTTGCCTATAGTCTATCTGATATCCACTGTCAACACAAGGGTTAGCATGTAATCATATAGTGCAGCTATCACATGACTCTGCGTCTTGTGCTGCTGCGTCAGCAGTGTCTTGTGCGATTAGTTTATCCGCATCCACTTCTCCTTGCAAATCGTTTGAGTTGAAATAGTAGAGAGTTTTTATACCCCACTTGTAGGCCAACAGCATGTGGCGCAGCATTTCGCTCATGGGCAATTGATGATCGGGATAAAAGTCTGGATTGTAGCTGGTGTTGGCACTTATGGTTTGATCCATCCACCGTTGTATTACAGCCACTATCTTGAGATAACCTTCTGGGCTCTTTTGATCCCACAACAGCTCATAACGGTTCTTGAGGCGACGATATTCTGGCACCACCTGTTTCATCACACCATCCTTGCTTTGTTTGATTGAAATCAAGCTGCGTGGTGGTTCAATGCCGTTGGTGCTGTTGCTGATCAAGCTGCTGGCCTCACTGGGCATGCAAGCCAACAGTGTTGTGTTGCGAATTCCGTGAATTTTCAAATCTGCTCTCAGCTTGTCCCAGGGCAGTCTCTCCTGGTAGCCCACCAGCTCATCTGTGTCAGTCTTGCGTGTGTCAATGGGCACAATGCCCAGGCTGTACTTGCTTTCTGCACTGCCTGTGGGAGCACCCTTTTCCATGGCCAAGTCTACACTGGCACGGATCATGTAATAACTCCAGGCTTCAGCATACTCGTCCAGGGTAGCCAGGGCGCTGTCGTCACTGTAGCGGAAGCCCATTTTGGCTATCCAGTACGCCAAATTAACTATTCCCACCCCCAGTGGGCGAAATTTTTCTGTGTGTGCGCGGGCAGCCTGCAGGGGGTAATCTTGATAATCCAACAGTGCATCCAATGCTCGCACAGCCAACTTGCAGGGTTTTTCAAAGTCTTTGGGTTCGCGGATCTTGCCCCAGTTGATGGCTGCCAGGGTGCACAATGCCACTGCTGGATTGGGGTCATCAATGCTTTGTAGGGGCAAGGTGGGCAGAGTTATCTCTGCACAGTTGTGAACAACTATATTGTTAGCCACAAATGCAGAAGTTTCAGGTACAGTTATGTCATACACATCTGTGGGCTCTACTTGAATTTTACGGAGTTTGATCATAGTGATCTGCCTTGTGTAATCAGTACATAACACGTCAGTTTCTGTCAAATCTTTGGCCATCACCCATCCTCTGTTCTGCGTCCAGATTTGATGATCAGGTGTGCAGCGTATTAAGTTGCCCTTCTCATCCTCAATTTCCATCAGCTCTGTTACTGTAGCTGTTTTGGCAGCAGCACTCACGTTTTCCCAAACAAATTCACCTGTTTCGGTATTGTAGCTTCTCACTTTGACGCCGTTCATACCACCATAAATCCATGCCTCAACAAAGCTGCTGAGACTCATAGCCTCTTCCTTGTCATCACTGCGCAATAGCTTGAGTTGAGTATCTCCAGTAAGGCACAAATTGGATTGTCTAATGGGGGCTAGATGTTCAATATATGAGCCATGGGTATTGCAGTGATCCACATTCATGAGATAAATGCGACCAGTATTTTTTCTTTCATTCATAAATGTGGTAAAGAGATCTGTGGACTTGATTGTTTTTTTGCGGATATGGGGATCACGTTCATACTTCTCATAAAGCTCTCTAAACTTGTTTTGATCCTCAAAAAAAGCGTCATACAACCCTGGCACATCACTGGGAGAGAAGAGAGTTAGATTGGCGCCACTCAACAATCTTTCATAAGCCAGCTTGTTGAATTGCACACCATAATCCATGTGGCGTGCACGATTGTCTTCTGTTCCCTTGTTGTTCTTGAGTACCACCAGATCTTCAAACTGCATGTGCCAGAAGGGGAAATAGCATGTGGCTGCGCCGCCACGTACACCACCTTGATTGCAGCTTTTGACACTAGCCTGGAACAGTTTGGTAAATGGCACCACGCCAGTGTGATAGGCATCACCTCCACGGATGGCACTGTTGATTGCCCTGATGCGGCCTATGTTGAGGCCAATGCCAGCCTTGCGACTGACATACCGCACCACAGCATGACTTACAGCACTGATGCTGTCCAAGCTGTCATCACTTTCAATCAGCACACATGAGCTGAACTGTTTTTGTGGTGTTCTCACACCAGCCATAATGGGCGTGGGCAGGCTGATGTCATGAGTGCTGATGGCATCATAAAATTCTTTGACCCACTTGAGGCGTGTTTGTGTGGGATATGAATTGAACAACGTGGCTGAGATCAGCATGAGCGACATCTGCGGAGTTTCAAACAGCTGACCGGTGACTCGGTTCTTGACCAGATACTTGCCTCTCCACTGTTCCATGGCAGCAAATGTGAGATCCATGTCACGATCATGATCCATGTAGGTGTCCAATATGGCAAATTCTTCAGGTGTATACCAAACCAGCAGTTCCTTAGTGTAAAATCCCACATCAACCACCTTACGCACGTGGTCCAAGAGAGTGGGTATGATAAAATCACCATAGGCTTCTTTGCGGATGTGGTGGTTTACCAATCTGGCAGCTACATATTGATAGTTGGGCGACTCTAAACTGATCAAATCAGCCGCGGCCTTGATCAAGGTCTCCTGAATATCCACTGTTTGGATACCATTGTAAAATTGCAGCTGAGTTCGGATTTCCACTTCACTGGCACTTACACCACTCAGGCCCTCGGTGGCCCACATAACCTGTCTATGAATTTTGTCGATATCGAGTGGTTCTTTTTCGCCATTTCTTTTCTCTACAAAGATTGGCTCACCAGATCTAGCAGTCATCAGCACGTCCTTTTTCTTGCGTTGGTTTCATCGTATGTTCAGTAATGAGTTTACTGTGGGTGAAGGTATTTAAAAACAGATCAGCCCGATTAGTTACAAAGATTACCAATTATTTTGGTTATTCCGTATGCCATGCTTTGTCCCTATAAACCCATTTGTTAAGAGTAAGACTTGTTTTTAGCTTGTTCTTGTCTACTATGTCAAGGTAGTTCACGTTGATATACCATTGGTGCCAATCCACTACAATTTTTTGTATGCTGTGGGTCCTATCCAAGATCAAGCTCAAACGCAAATTATCAAAATTTTCTGGAGAACTCATCATGAGTGTGTAGGCAATACCCAAACTCAAGCCACTGGGGCAAAAATGATTGTCCCAGAGTAGGTCCCAGGCTCCTGGCCAATTTTCACACTTGTCCCAGTCCAGGTAATAGTTTTCAAATCCTGCCTGTTTCCAAAATGCCACACATGCGTGGATCTGTTCCTGCGGGTCTTGCAATTGAGAGATATGCTGCCTCACAAGCTTCCAGTTTTGAAGTCTTGTTTTGCCATCACTGATAAAAGGATTGGTCATAAATTATCCCGGTTAGATGATCAGCCACTTGGCCAATGTTGCATTGTAGAGTAATGAGGTGCTTTGCCAATTGGTATTGATTACGTAGTCGACTCCCACCCCGCCTGATTCTATGCTGGCTGTTAATCCTGGATCAACCACGATGTTGTTGTTGGAGGCATCGCCTTCTCCATCCTTGATGGTGAGCAGTCTGCCATTTACAGCAGGACTGGGTAAATTCAATGTGATGGCTCCTCCGGCCGTGGCTGGTTGAGCAACAATCACACTGTCAGTCAAACTCACATTGTAGGGAGTGGTAGTGTCCACATTCACCACACTCACATTGGTGATGATGTTATTGTATTGCGCATCAACAATCATGTTACCAGTGCCCTGATCAGCAATGGGAACACTGAACAGACTGAGATCAAAAACATCACCAATGCTCGAGCACACATTACTATAGGGGCCCCACAAAATACAATTGTCTGGTGTCTTGTATCCCACATGCACAAATCTACAGGTTGTACTGGTGATTCCAGGGCCTGCACCACTGGTGTTGCTGAGCCAACTTATACCATAACTTTCTATGTCCCGAAACACACAGTTTACAGCAGTTGCATAACTGGGCCCAGGCTCCAGGGGAGGATTGTTGGTTCTTATACCCAGATGCAACAGGCTAAATTCACAACCGTCAAATGTCACGTAATTGACATTGTCTTCACAATTGAATGCCCATGGTATTTGTGTAAATCTGCAATTTATGAAATCAAAATGGCTGGATTCAATTGCACTACCCAGGGTCTCAATCACCACTGCCTTGGGTGCAGGATTGGGAATAGCATCGTCAGGCAGCCAATTGCCTAGAAATACACAGTTGCGAAATTGCACATGATTGCTTCTTTGCAACAGCACAAGGTTTTCGTCGCCTGTGGATGAAACTGTTAGGTTAGCCATTTGAATATATTGTGGAACAGTGGCCCCATTGTTGCCTATGCTGGCACCTGTTTGCCCCAGGCTGTCCACAACTGTGATCACTGCTGGCTGACTACCATCAGCTGTCAAGACAACCTTGGTGGTATCAGCATGTTCCCCCACCAAACACACATAGGGATACACCAACAATGCACTGGTGATCACATAGGTGCCACTGGGAAACCAAATGGCTTTCTGAGATTGAAATTCACTTTCCTGGGAGGTGAGTGTTTTGGTATAAAGATCTCTTATGGCCCTGTTGATGGCGTCAGTGTCATCAGTATGTCCATCTCCCTGAGCTCCATATGCTTTGACATTCACCCACAAGTCATCAATCTCTTGTTGCAGTGTGCGAATAACTGGATTGTTGGGATCAGATCCAGTTTGGCTAGTCACACTGGTATCACTCAAAAACTGATAGGGTATGGAACTCACAACTGCACTTGTGTTGGTGAGTATCTGAGTGTTGCCTCCCGCAGCAACACTATTGCCTATGTAAAGCTCTCGAGTATCCAAACAAAACCCCAATTCAGCCTCGTAGAGAGCTGGTGGGAGATCGGATTTAACTCCTCGTCTGTGCTGTATTCTTGCTACAGTAAGTACTGCCATCAATCATTCCTAGATTATACAGCCTATTTATTTGATTGTATCTATCAAATGATAAAATCTCACACTGGGACATTTTTCTGATCTGAGGGTGAACCGGTAGGTCATGAGTAATATTTTTCTAATCGTAGGACCCAATCTTCCAAATTTTTGGTATAGTCATCAACATTCCACACAAATTCCTGATATTCAAGGTCTCTGCTGCACATGAACACCACCAATTTTTTGATATCAGTACCAAATGTATAATTATGTGATTCTGCATAAGCCGTCAATTGCAATCGGTAATCATCCACTCGCTCAAGAGTTTTGGGCCTAATGGTGGTTTTGAAGTCCATGATAGCTGGTTCACCTTTGTGGACACCAACTAAATCAGTTGTGCCAGCCCAGAGTGTGTCGTACACAAGTGGAACTTCAATACCCCACACCTCATCCAAATTGCATAGGCCATGCTCTATGATTTTGTCAGCCATGTTGCGAGCCATCACTCTGCCCAGATTGTTGCCGCCAGGTCTCTCCATGCCTTTGATGTGATTTTCCAGGTGCGTGTGCATGGTGGTGCCCAGACTGGTGCTGTCTTTGGTGATTTGATCTGCTGCTGCATCACCTATTCTCTTGCGCCAGGCCAACAGATGTTTCATGTCCTTGGTTTTGCTCAGGATTGTGGTGACGCTGGGGAGTTTTGATCCGTCAGGTGTGACATATTTTCTGCCAGTGCTTTCTTCCACACGTTGTACTTGATTGTAATCAAATTTATCCAAACATAATTTCATGACTTTGCCTCAGATGCCCAGATTTACAGGGCCAGTTTGTGCGTATAAGGGTTTGTTCAGTGCAAACAATTGATTCACATGTGCCATTTTTCTGCCACTCACCCCTTGAGTTTTGCCATACCAGTGTGGTTTGACATTTTGCATGCCCAAGGCTTGCTGAAATTGATTGCGTGCTGATTCTCCCAAAAGGTTTTGCATCACCACATTATGGCTGCGTTCCAAAACTGGCAACACATTGCCCGAAATGGCTCTGGCATGCATGTTGAATTGGCTGTAATTGCAGGCATCCATGGTCCAGTGCCCACTGTTGTGAGGTCTGGGAGCCAATTCATTCACCAAAATTTCTTGGTTGTTGAGCACAAACATTTCCACTGCCAACAATCCCACCACATCCAACGCATGTGCCAACTTCATGGCATAGGTGGTGGCATGACTCACCACCTGTTGTGGAATGCTGCCATCTACTATGGTTTGATAGAGGATATTGTTCTGGTGATGGTTGACCCCAGGTTCAAAAATTCTCACATCACCCAGTGTATTTCTCACCACTATCACACTGGTTTCATATGCAAAATCCACCAATTGTTCACAAACAAGTGTGACTCCCTGAAGTTTATTATATGCTGCTGGGATCTCATGCTCATTTGTGATCACAACCTGACCATGGCCATCATAACCCTGTGTGGCAGTTTTAAGCACACACCTGTGGTTGCACATTACAGCAAATGCCTGCAAATGCTCTAAACTGGTGATGGTTTGCCAGCTAGCAATGGGAATACCCAACAACTGACATAGAGATTTTTCCATTTGTCTATCCTGGCAAATTTTCATCACACTTGGTTGCGGATAAACTGTGGCATTCAAGGACAACATGTCCAGGGTTGTGCTGGGTATGTTTTCAAATTCAAAAGTCACAACATCGCATGATGAGACAAACTTTAGAATCTGTTGTTGGTTATCCCAGGATCCTTGGATATATTCTCCACACACCTGCCTGGCACAGCCCTGTGGATCAGGGCTGTAAACTTTGGTGATCATGCCCATGTCATGGGCTTCCAGGACCAACATGCGGGCCAATTGCCCGCCACCCAAAATACCCAGAGTAACTGGTGTAGTTTTCATGATAATCTTCCTAGTATATTCTCACATTATACACAGGGTAGGATGCTTATTTCAACTTACATGAGCTGTGATATGTTTGCTGGCATTCAAATGGTTGATGGTGCTGCTGGCGCCCTGTGTGTGCCATTGACTGTCCTCCAATATCCAAGGATTATCCTGTGTTTTGACAAAACAATGGTTGACAAACATAGTATCTTGAGTCAACCCCCAGTAGGTTAGAGGCTGGATTTCCACACTGCTTATAGCACTCACGCTAAACCAGCGAGTGTGCCCCTGATATTGGTAGATTTCAAACATTTGATGATGTGGTTGAAATCCCACATTCATCACATCAGCCAAATTCTCTGCCAGGCTAGCAGCTTGTTCAGCATGCGCTTTTTCACGGCCATACAACATGGCTTTTTTGAGATCAGGTTTGATTGCCAGAGCAGTTATTTCTTCCACTGTGAGTGTGGGGGATAGATCCAACCATTTTTGCACATCTGGCTTTTTGCTGGCCTTGAGGATGTAATAAGGGTTTCTGTCACTGCGCATGTTACCACTTGATGATCCATTGGAATGTGTTGCCTGTGAGTGGATTCGCTGACCTTGTAATAGTATAACCCAGATCTGTGAAATATTTGATCACACTATTCATCTGATCTTCATAGGGTCTGATCAACAAATTGTTGCTGGCCATGCAATTGGTCCATACTTGGTAATAATCCACACTGGCGTCAATTTTGCTTATGGTAAATGTTCCTGATCCATATCCCAAAACTGCTGTGGCAGCTGCTTGAGTGCCTCCCAGAGCTGGAGCACTTATGATGGTTGTGGGTGCGCTATCATAGCCACTGCCTGTGTTGGTGATTGCAATGCTGTTGATACTGAAGCTTCTGTTTGCAATAGCAATGGGCATTACAGGAGCATCCACTTGGAGAGCACTGGGTGTAAACGTCACCGTGGGGTTGCTGGTATAGTTGCTGCCTTGTGTGAGCACTCTCACAGCAGCCACCCCAGTGGGTTCCAAAAGACTGCTGGCTTGTGCTCCACTGTAGCTGAAATTAACTGTGGGGGCAACCACATAATTGCTGCCTGCATTGGTGACTGTGACTGTGCTTATGGGAGTGAGCATACCAGCAGTGGCAGTAGCTTGTGTGCCACTCACAGGCGGATCTATGGTTACATCAGGCAGAGTAGTGTAGCCACTTCCTGCAAGATCCAAACTGATGCCTGTGACAACTCCACTACCATCCACAGTGACACTGGCAACTGCACCAGAGCCTCCTCCTCCACCAGTAAATGTAACATTGGGTGGATTCAAGGAATCATATCCACTGCCTCCATCCAAAAGGTATATGTTGTTGATGGGACTGGGCACCAAATTTGCTTGGGCAGTTGCACCTTGGCCCATGGTAAATGTAATAACAGGTATACCAGTGTATCCGCTGCCTGAACTTGTCACTGTGGCAAGAGTCACTGCACCAGCCAAAACCTCTGTTTGAGCATAGGCTCCTTGCCCATTGCCTCCTGAAATGATAACCACAGGTGGCATGCTGTATCCAGAACCACCATTGCTGACTTCTATTGTATTAAGTCCCATGTCTAGATTGAAGCTTGCCCCAGATCCAGTGCCGCCATACACATTGTTGGCGCTCAGTTGAGGAATGGCAGTGTATGCGCCATTGGCAGTAATATTGAAATTCTGTATAGCACCAGCTGCATCAATTTGTATGACTTGAATAGTGCAATTGCTGAGTCCATTGCCGCCACTCACCAACAATAGATCGCCCAGAGTGTAATTGATACCAGCATTGTTGAGTTGAGCACTCACAACTTTCATTGTCACAGTGCCCACGGTGGCTCCTGTGCCTGGGGTGGTGAGTGTTACTACCGGAGGAATACCCACTGAACTTCCTGGATCAATTAGACTGATGCTGCTGACACCTGTGGGTATCAATTGGGCAACAGCAGTGGCTCCACTACCACTTGTAAATGATACACTGGGGGTTTGATAATATCCTGTGCCAGCATTGGTGATCACCAGGCTTGCCACAGTGCCACCAGCAAGAATAGCACTGGCTGTAGCACCTGCACCGCCTCCTCCAGAGATGGTGACCAGAGGTGGAACAACATAATTCAAGCCACCAGTTGCTATTGCTATACTTTGAATTCCCACAGTGAGATTGAGGCTACATCCACTGCCTGTGCCTGTACTAAAAAACAATACACTTGTGAGAGGATTAGGCAACTGAGTTTGTGTGAAAACACCTGGATTGATTATTTGGGCATTGGTAACCTGTCCACCATTTACTTGCGTGACCAACAATGTGGCTTGCACATTACCAAATGTGCTGTATAATTCATCTCCCACATTGAAACCACTGCCGCCAAAACTAATAGTTGTACTAACCAATTTGAACAACACTGTGCCTGCTGTGGCACCACTACCTGCGGCATTTATGCTTACACTGGGTGCATCTACAAATCCACTACCAGTTGTTTGTAAACTCACACTGTAAATATTGCCATAGGTTTCTAATATTGCTCTGGCTGTTGCTGTTTCTGCAGGTGTGCCGCCCGAAAAAGTCACACTGGGTGCTGACAGATAGCCATCTCCAGGTTGGTCAAGGGACACATTGGTTACACCAGCATCCAAATCAATGCTGATTGCCCTGCCAGCTTGAGCATTTTGTTTGCTGGTGGCCAATCGGATGCTGTTGATGTCCACATAAATCACATAGTAATTGGTAAAAGGCATGAGTGGCGGTGGCAACTCATTGGTACTGCCCACCATTACTGCATCACCTGTGCTGTAGCCATGAAGAGGTATTGTGAGTATATTTGTAATTTGATCTACAGTAAATGTTCTGCTCACATTTTGACTGTTGTTGGTCATGGGAGTACCACCATTTACAGTGACCTCATAATCTCCTCTTTGTACAGCCAATAAAACTTGATTTTCAATGTCTGTGATTTCGCCATGCACAGCGATACATTTGACTATGTTATTGCGTGCTTCTGTTGCTGATAAAAACCAACTAGCTGTAACCATTAGCTAATCCTTTTGTTGAGAGCGTGTTTGGCCATGCGATCCACTTGCTGCTCACTGTCTTGTTCTTGTTCTGGCTTGCCTGCTTGTGGGGCAGCACTCCTGCCACTGA